ATTATTCATCACCCAGATACAGTATAGCATATCTGGTAAGACGGTTAAAGTGTTTTACTAGATTTTAGTCTCAAAATGCCTCGGGTAAAGGTACAGGTCCATCGAATTTGCCTGACACGGCAGTTGGCATCTTTTTGTCACGCCTCTAAAAATGGGCGCAAAAAAGCCCGGAAGTCGTTGAAACTTCTAGGCTTTTCGCAGCGGCATCTTTTTTGGTGCAACTTGATGGTGGAGCTCAAGAGAGTCTGTACGAACGTCCGAGGCATTACTTTCGTTTTCTGCTTTGCTCGTCAATTCTTCCAGCGAATATGAGAATTTGTGTTTGCCGGGCGTATGGTAGTAGTCGATCTGAATGCGGTCATCCCAAAGCGTCACCGATTTTACGAACGTGTCGATCAGCTTCTTTTGGTGCTCCTTGCTTCCGACGTTTCCCTCGCGCATCTGCTCCAGCGAGAAAACGACTCGTTCTCGTTCTATCGGCTGTGACGCCGCCTTTGCTATGGACAATGAACGTTCCAGATCGTGAATTGTCCCCTCGACTTCGAGTAAACGAGCCTTTGTCGTTTCCGTGATGATGCCCTGCTCAATTGCCGCCATGATGTTTTTCGCAATTTTTCGGTTGTCCGCTAGATCGCGCTCGAGCTGAGTTATGCCTGATTGCCGGCGGGCAACGGCTTGGAAACTCATAGTGCTGTCTGTTATCCATTCAATCGTTTCGTCCTGCAAGATATAATCCTGTGTCAAACGCGCGATCAGCTTTTCAATAAAGTCACGTCGCACGTTCTTCTTTTCACACCGGTTTTCTGCGTGGCGCTTCTGGCACTGGTAGTAATTATGCACGGTTCCGTTCTCCCCCGTACCGGACACGCCGATCATGTAGGAGCCGCAATAGCCGCAGAACAGTTTCCCAGTAAGCAGATATTCTCCGTTTGCCGACCGCCGCCCGGCGGCCTTTTTCTTATTTGCGAGCTTTTCTTGCACGGCTGCGAAAACCTCCCTTTCCAGAATCGGTGGTATGCCATCCTCGACCACAACGCCGGAGTGACGGTAAACGCCGATGTAGTTGTCATTCTTCAACATGATATGGAAGCTGTTCTTGTTCCACTCGCGTCCAAGCTTTGTGCGGATACCGCGCTGATTAAGTGAGCGGGCAATCTCAGCAACTGGTACATCTTTCAGAAAGCTGTCGAAGATCTCTCGGACAACGGCTGCTTCGTCTGGCGCGACGGCATATTTGCCCTCTTTGCTTTTGACATATCCGAGTGGGAGCATTCCGTTCACCTTGCATTCGTTGGCGTTGTCCACCATGCCACGCTTGATGTCCTCACCCATGTTCTCGGAATAGAACTGGTTCACATTCATCATCGTCCGCAACGCGAAGCGTCCTGCAGCGGTGTTACCAAACTCCTCTTTGGCGTATAAGGTTTTGATTCCGAACAAATCCAGCTTCGCTTCATACTGCAAAGCGTTCAGCATATTGCGGGCGATACGGTTGCTCTTGTACGCAACGACGATTTGGAAGTGCCGCTTTTCTGCATCGCGCATCATGCGCTGGAAGTTCGGACGTCGATCGGAGCGGCCAGACACGGCCTTATCTGCGTAAATGCCGATGATTCTGATTCCATTCTTCTCGGCAAACTCCGTGCATTCAGCGATCTGCTGCTCAATGCTTTCTTCTTTCTGGTTGTGCGAAGAATAACGGGCATAGATCACACCGATCTGTTCAGCGGGTGCATATTCAATTTTCTTCGCTGAACGTGCCATACACCATTACTCCTTAATGCTTTCATCTCGCTTTTGACAAGCCTTGCACTTCCGAAATCCTTTTGCAATAGCTTCTTCTTCAAACATTTGAAACGGTTGTGACATTGCATCGGTACACCAAGTCGTCGAGTGATACACGCGAGAATGTCCATACACAAAAGCGATAGGCTTTGCACACAGAGCGCATTGCCGAAGGCCGCGCTTAACTGCTTCCTCCTCGGTACAAGCCTCCCACTCCTCGTCTTCCAAAAACGCTTGGCAATCTCTACTTTTGTGGAATATCCGCCCTCCAACGTTGAAGAAGCGCGGGTCGCTTGGAATCCTATGTGACGAACTTTTCGTCCACATTACTACCGCAGGCACTTCGTGGACGCTTTCTATCTCGGCCAGGTTGCTTTCGACTGCCGAACTTTTACTGCGCTCTGTGCTACGAGCGATTATAATGACCGCAACGACAATGCTGACAAGACAGCCAATAGCAACCGTTATCAAATAATCCATCTTCATTCCCCTTGTCGAAATAACGAGATTGTTATATTCTCTCGAAATAGACCAATTACCTATTTTTGTGCTATAATCAAAAATGCGCCGGCAGCCAAAAAAGAAAAGGAGATACTGCAATGTCGAGCAAGGAACTGTTGGCCGTACTATGCCTGTTGGAAAAGATGTCCGATACCGCAAAAATGGAATGTCTTACGTTTCTTCGCTTGCTGCGAGAAAACGAAGAAATGAAATTGCTTGCTGCTTCTTCGCATCAGACAAGCCAGCCAGAAGCGAAATGATCTCCATATCGACCGATGCCAGCCCGTCCTCTTCACTGAGGGCGGGCGTTTTTACGTCCACATCCATATCATCAACAAGCGTAAACAGTTCGTTCAGCGTTGTGTGCATTCCCGTAGCTAACTTGCTCAGAGCCGGAAGCGTTGGCGTGATCTTCGCGCCGGTACTCGGGTTAATCCCCTTTTCAAGCATACTGATATATCCATTTGAAAGACCGCATTGCAGCGCAAATTGGCGCTGGGAAAGTCCATTATCTGCCCTGTATTTAATTACAAGATCCTTGAGCGTCATGGTCGTGCCTCCGATGTTTTGTTAAAAATATTATACATTCGGCAATCAGCATCGTCAAGACGTCCGTAAAATTTTTTGAACATTTTTGTTCAATTCGCTTGACAGTCATGGAACAACGTGGTAATGTGTTCATGTCAAGCAAATTAAACACCTTGGCAGAAAGGAGGAACGCCCTGTGGGATACCGCATCAAGGAAGTCCGCGAAGAAAAGCGCATGACTCAGGAAGAACTTGCGGCGAAAAGTGGAATCAGCCGTACAACGATCTCTGGTTTGGAGAACGGAACAGCTCGCTCTGCTTCGACAAAGACGTTGCTGAAAATTGCCGCCGCGCTTGAAACGACCGTAGACTGTATTTTTTTTGCCGATAGTGTTTAATCAGTTAAACACTCGATAAGAAAGGAGGACAGAACTTGCCGCCGACCATCAATGTCGATTCCATTCCAGAGTTCCAGAAGAACGCGCTGGCAGATATGGCGCTTGATCTCACCCGAGCCTGCTTTGAGATTCCCGGCATGGAGGAACGCTACCAGCAATGGCTCATCGGTTATCGGGAACGGAAACGGCAGCGCGCCGCTGAGAAAGGAGATGAAGCCGCCAAGAAAAAGTAAGGGGGCCGCTCCGCTGGCACGGAAACGACCCCAGGCACAAAGACCTACCTCGATCATAGCAGTGAAAAATCTTATCGTCAAGGAGGAATGCTCATGCCGAACAGCCTGAAAGAGCTGCGGCTGAAAACAAAAACGCCCGCAAAAGACATGGTTGCCGTTGTGCAGACCATTTACCCCAAGTACGACATGACGAGCCAGAGCAAGTGCGAGAACAGCGACGCCTACGGGATTTGCCTGACGCAGAAAGCCATGAAAGCCCTCTACGCCAAGTTCGACCCGGACGGCAGCATTCGCAAGCACCTCCGCACAGCCGATCAGCACCGGCTCAAGGATAAGCTCCACGCAAGAATCACCGCCGATGAGGCATCCCAGCTCCGAGCGCACCTTGCCGCTGATGGCTACGACACCGTGCAGGATTGGCTCACAGATGTTGTGCGCGGATATATCAGCAAAGGAGATCGCGAATGAATAAATACTACTTCACCTACGGCACGGATGGGCAGCCGTTCGTAGGCGGCTGGACAGAGGTTGAAGCACCAACCGTCAATCTGGCTTGCGCGGCGTTCCGCGCTGTCCACCCCGACAAGGAGCCCGGCATTCTGAATTGCAGCAGCGCATACACCGAAGAATCGTTTCTGGGAAGCTGCATGGCGGGTCCTGACGGAAACTTCCGTAAGTTCTGCCATGAGCGTATCAGCTTCACGGTCGAGCCATGTGACCCGGATGAGCCGGTTGATTTTGAAAATTTGAAAGGAGAATCTACATGATCGTAAATGTCTACTATCGCGACGAAGAAACCGGCAGCGTCCGCGCCGGACGCCCATACAGCTACCGCTGCAGCATTCCGAACGCCCACGTCGGCATGGAAGTTATCGCCCCCACCGCCAAACGCGAAGCACGCGCCGTGATCTGCGAGATCAACGTGCCGGAAAGCCGAATCGACGAGCGGATCTTGCCGCTCCTGAAAGAAATCACGCAGGAGGCGCCGACCGATGGAAAATAATCTGATCGTTGTCAAGCAGCTTCCGATCATCGAAGACCAGCTGCGGCAGGTCAAAGCTTCTGTCGATGCTCGCGTTGCACAGGCGCTGGCGCTGGCTTGCACCGAGGAAACCTACAAGGACGTCAAGAAAGCCCGTGCCGAGCTGAACAAGGACTTTCAGGACTTGGAAGCCCGCCGCCGTGAAGTCAAAAAGGCTATCCTTGCTCCGTATGAGGCCTTTGAAAAGCTCTACAAGGAATGTGCGGCCGACGCTTTCACCAAGGCAGACGCTGAGCTGAAAGCCAAGATCGCTTCCGTTGAGAACGGCATCAAGGGCGCGAAGCGTGACGAAATCGTCGCGTTCTACAACGAATACCGCGCCAGCCTCAGCATTCCTGAAGACCTTGTTCCCTTTGAGCGGGCAGGCGTCAACGTCACAATGTCCGATTCCGTGAAAAAGCTGCAAGGGCAGGTTTCCTTGTTCTTGCAGAACGTATCCAACGATCTTCGGCTTATTGAGACGCTGGAACACAAGGATGAGGTCATGGTCGAGTACCGCAAGACGCTTTCCGCGCCGGAAGCCGCTCTGATTGTTGACCGCCGCCACAAGGAGATGGAGGAAGCCGCACGACGGCGCGCCGCCATGAAGTCCGCACAGGAAGTCCAAGATGCCGCGCAGGCGAAGATCGAAGAAGTTCTGAACGAAGAACCGCCTGCCCCCGTTTCTGCCCCCGTTTCTGCACCCGTCGAGCAGCCCATTCCCACCGAGGCGCCTGCTGAAAAGATCTATCAGGTTTCGTTCCGCGTCCGCGGCAGCATTGACAAGCTGAAAGCACTCAAAGAATTTCTCGTAAATGGAGGTTACGACTATGAGCAGTTCTAACATCGCGCCTGCCAAGAAGCAGACGTTCTCCGTCGCCATCAGCACGGAATCCTACCAGAACCTTATCCGCAACACCCTGAAAGACCCGAAGCGCGCAAACCGCTTCATTGCCTCGATCACGTCCGCCGTCGCTACCACCCCCGCGCTTCAGACCTGCGAACCCAGCTCCATCCTCGCCGGTGGTCTGCTGGGCGAAGCGCTGAATCTTTCTCCCTCGCCGCAGCTCGGCCAGTATTATCTCGTTCCGTTCAAGCAGAAAGCCAAGTATGACCGTGAAGGTCACCTGCTTTCGCCCGAATGCTCCAAAGCACAGTTTGTCCTCGGTTATAAAGGCTATGTCCAGCTCGCGCTCCGGAGCGGTCAGTATTCCGATCTGGACTGCATGGAGATTCGGCAGGGCGAATACCTCGGCAAAGATCCGCACACCGCGAAGCCGCAGTTCAAATTCATCGAAGACGATGATCTGCGCGAAAAGCTCCCGATCGTCGGCTACATGGCTTACTTCGAGTATCTGAACGGCTTCCGCAAGTGCATCTACTGGTCGCGTGAAAAGATGCTCAATCACGCGGATACATATTCGCAGGCGTTCAGCAAAGACGCCTATGACAAGATCCAGAACGGCCAGATCGCAGACAAGGATATGTGGAAGTATTCGAGCTTCTGGTACAAGGACTTCGACAGCATGGCGAAAAAGACGCTTCTTCGCCAGTTGATCTCCAAGTGGGGCATCATGTCCACGGAAATGCAGCAGGCGCTCGCTGACGATTCCGGCATTCCGGCTGTTGACCCCAGAACCGGTGAAATCATTACAGACCATTCCGACGAGCTGGAGCTCACGACCGATGCTCCGCAGCCGACCGTTGAGGGCAGCGCCCCCGCTCAGCTTCAGGAGAACGCTGGCGAACCGGAGCAGATTGACCTCAATTCGCTGTAATGAGTGTTCCGTATGAAGTCCTTGCGACCGGCTCAACTGGCAACGCTGTTGTGATCGACGGGCAGATTCTCGTCGACTGCGGCGTTCCGTACAAGGTCGTGAAGCCAGTTGCAAAAGCTCTCAGGCTTGTTCTGCTGACACACTGGCACGGAGATCATTTCCGGAAAAGCACGCTCCACGCCCTCGCAGCGGACCGACCGGCGCTCCGTTTCGGCTGCTGCCGATGGATGGTGCGGCCTCTAGTGGAAGCTGGCGTCAAGCCCACGAACATCGATCTGTACGATTTTGACCACCGATATAGCTACAGTGATTTTACGGTCGAGCCTGTGCCACTGGTGCATGACATTCCGAACTGCGGTTACAAGCTGCTGCTTCCGGCTGGAAAGGTCCTCTACGCCACTGACACAAACAACCTGAACGGGATCTCAGCGCCGAACTTCGACCTCTACCTGCTGGAAGCGAACTACGAAGACGCAGAAATCCAAGCCAGAATCAGCGAGAAAAAGGCAAACGGCGAATTCGTCTATGAGCGGCGCGTACTCGGAACACACCTTTCCAAAGCCAAGTGTGACGATTTCATTTACCAGAACATCGGACCTGCTGGCGAGTACGTTTACCTGCACGGTCACGTCGAGGAGGAACAGGCATGAACGGCTTTCTGAAAGACATCACCTATGCCCGGAGCGGCGAATATATCCTGTCGATCTACACGCGGGAAAGCTGCAAGGATATTTGGAAGAACTTCGGCGAGCGCCAGATCACGTTTACCATCACGAAAAAAGCCGATCCTCGCGGGCTTCGCGCCAACAGCTACGCATGGGCGCTCATTGAGCAGCTCGCCGCCAGGCTGAAAACCGACAAGGAATCTGTCTACGAAGAAATGATTCGGCGCTACGGCGTTGGTGAAAGCTACATCGACGAAGCCGGAAACGAGTGCAAGGTGCTGTTTTCCCTGCGCGATGGCGTACCGCCCCGCCTTGTTGCCAGACATTACGCCGCAATCGGCAGCAGCTATATGGGTGACAAAAAGTTCATCCACTACCGCGCCCTCAAAGGCACGAGCGAATACACCAGCGCAGAGATGGCTGTTTTCCTCGATGGAATCATTTCCGAGTGTGAAGAACTGGGCATCAAGACGGACTCGCCGGAGAGATCAAAGGAGGCAAAGAAACCTTGACCATTTACTGCGATTACTGCGGTCACAAAGCTGCGCTGGTTGATGATTCCGAAATCTACGGACGCAGCTTTGGACACACCGCCTACCTCTGCAGAAATTGCGGCGCGTATGTAGGCTGCCATGGCAGAACGGATAAACCGCTCGGGCGCCTTGCAGATGCCGCGCTCCGCAAATGGAAGATGGCAGCACACGCATCATTCGACCCTCTCTGGAAAACCGGTCCTTTCCGCGGGCGGCGCAAAGCCGCCTACGGATGGCTCGCCGAGCAGATGGGGCTTCCGATCGAGAAGACGCATATCGGAATGTTTGACATTCCGCAGTGTCAGGAAGTTATCAAAATCATCGAAAAAGGAGATTTCAAAAATGCTCAATTTCAATAAAAAAGACGCTCACGTTTATCCGTTTGACGAATCGCCCGGCGCCGGCATCATCATGGACGTCGACTTGGAGCAGATGATTCGCGAGTCCGAGCGGCTGCGGGTCTGTGAAGCAATTCTTCACAGCAAAAACCAGCGCGACGCACTCGAAGCCATTTTGGGAATGCCCCGCGCTATTGTGATTCCGAATGATGACGCGCCCGAAGCAGATACAGTGTCTTCGCAGGAGGAGAAGACATGCTGAACCGCATTGTTCTCATGGGACGTCTGACGCGCGACCCAGAGCTTCGCCGAACGCAGAGCGGCACGGCGGTTGTCTCCTTCTCCGTCCCCCCGCCCCGCGGGCATC